ATATGAGGAGGTTGATGCGTAATGCAGACGCTAATGACCAAATTATCTTCGAGAAAGCTATGGCTTTCAATCGCTGCTTTTCTTGGCAGCATTGGTGGTTCTATTACTGGTATAACCACTGGCAATGACACTCTTACTACCGTTGGTATGGTTTGTTCTATGCTGTCAGTTGCAATCTATGTTGCTGCCGAAGCGTATGTTGATGCTGCAAGCGCAAGCAGCAAGCTTACCAACATTACGGCTTCTACTACTTCCAAGGATGTAGTCGAAGCTCTTTCCAAGAATTAACAAATTAAGGAGATGATATCTATGCTGATCGCAGTTGACATGGGGCATTGTCCCAAAAGTACAGGTGCAAATGGTTATCTAAATGAGCTGGTTGAGGATCGTAAGATTGGCGCAGCTCTAATCAAGGAGCTTAAGGCTCGTGGTCATAAGGTTATCGATGTTACCCCTGCTGACCATGCTGGTGAGTGGCTGACTGGTCGTGCCAATCGCGCAAATGCAGCTGGCGCTGATTTCTTCGTATCGATTCATTTAAATGCTGGTGGTGGCACTGGCACTGAAGTTCTTACTACTTCTGCTAGCGGTGCAAAGACTATTGCGGCTCGTACCTCTGCTACTCTTGCAAAGGCTCTTGGTCTTCGTGATCGTGGTCGTAAGAATCGTGACAACGTTACTGTTATCAAGGCAACTAAGATGCCAGCTATGTTAGTTGAAGTTTGCTTCGTTGACACCAAGGCCGACGCTGAAGCTTATTGGAAGCTTGGCGCTGATGGTGTTGCACTAGCAATTGCAAATGGTATCGATGGTACTAACGTATCTAAGCCCAGTGTTTCCGCTACTGTTGCAAATAAGGTTCAGTCTGTTGTGAAGCCTGCTGCCTCCAACAAGGCTCCCTCTTATGATGATACGCCAGATGATGTTCGTGAGGTTCAGACTTACATGAACAAGAAGTACAACAGCGGCCTCGCTGTTGACGGTGACTTTGGCAAGCTTACCAAGGCTGCTATCGTTAAGCAGGTTCAGAAGCTTATTGGTACTTCTGCTGATGGTATCTTCGGCAAGAACTCTAAGGCTGCTTGGGGTTCTCGTTGCGTCAAGAAGGGTTCTAAGGGTGACCTTGTACGCCTCGTTCAGATGATGCTCATCTGCCGTGGCTATTCTATTGGTTCAGCTGGTGCTGACGGCGATTGTGGAGCAAAGACTGTTGCTGCTATCAAGCGTTATCAGCAGAAGAACGGTCTTTCTGCCGATGGCATTTGTGGTAAAAATACTGTTGCTAAGCTGTTCGCTTAACTAAAAGGGTTATATGCTAATGACTATTGTTGCACACAATAGAATTAGATTTTCAAGTGGTGGGGGGAGATTAACCCTCCCCCCTACCTCTCCCCTCCCATACTATTATTGTTGTTGTTTTTAGGTTATAGAAAGGCACCATATACACGTGGATGCCTTTATTCAAGGAGCGTGTTATATGTGCTAGGATATTTGGAATACATAAACCAATATACAAATATCCCAGTAGGATTGGTTATTGCCATAGTAGTTTTCTTTGCGATATCAAATCTTATTGGAGAGATTTTAGAACTTAGTGGAAAAGTTGTCCCTGAGTTCGTTAAATTTAGAAAATACTTTGCTCGCAAAAAACAAGAGCGCGAAACTCTTGCTAGGATGCCAGAAATGATGAGCGACGTTCAAAAACTGCTTAGTGATGTTGACCAGCATTATAGCACTGATAATATTGCTATGCGTAATAAATGGATTGACGCTGTTAATACTAGACTTGATGACCATGAAGAAATAGTCAGGGAAATTAATAGAAAGCTAGATAAGAACAGCGAAGATATAACAGATTTGCGCGTTGACAATAAGCGCGAAACCATTATTAGTTTTGCTGAAAAGGTTGCGGATTATAAGTTCCCAGCAACAAGAGAGCAATTCAACCGTATTTTTAAAATTCATGAAGAATATGAACGTATTATTAAAGAGCGCGGTTTGACAAATGGAGAAATTGATGTCGCCTATAAAATCATTGAAGAAGCGTATCAACATAGATTGATTAACCACTCTTTTATAGAAGATGTTCGTTGGCATGGATTCGAGCAATAAATATATTATATTTAACATAATAAATGAAGCGAGGTGAAAATAATTATGGCATATACATTTCTTTTAGAAGAAGACAATTCTTTATTCGCTTCACGACGCGAAGTGATTATGCAAAGATCAAAGCTTGTAGATGAGATAAATTTCTTAGTTGCACCCGAATATAAGACTTCTGAAAATGATATGAAGTTGTTCAATGTTATTTTGGAATATATTCTGCCTGTATCCAAAGAGTATCATACTCTTGAGCTTGTTCAGGACGTAGAAGGATACGAGGAATATTTGCTATACAGAGTTCCATTTGACACAAATCTAAGTTCTGAAGCTGGAGATATTCAGTTACAACTTACATTTATCTATGTTGGTCTAGACGCAGATGGGAACGGCGTTCAAAAAGTTCGTAAAACAAAGGCTGGAAAGCTTCATATTACTCCTATTGCAGCATGGAGCGATATTATCCCAGACAGCGCTCTTTCAGCAATTGACCAAAGAATTATTAAGACTCAGGCTCAGATTAACGAGCTTGGCTACTATTCTCAGGTTGGCGTTGGCAATCATGTGGACAATCTCAAGTACGATGAGAAACTTGAAACGCTTCAGCTTATGGCTGGCGATAAGACCGTTGGCGATGCTATATCTGTAAGAGATATGATAGATGATGGCATTCCAGTAATTGATTTTGAATCTGATTCCAATTCTGGATCTGGTTCTACTGACAAGCCAAACCATAATAACGGTTGCAACTGTGATGATTGTAATTGCGAAGATAACGTTGTTGAGTTCTCTTATGTTGAATCAGAGGATTCTGAAGAAAACGAAGACAACGTTGTACAGTTTTAATATTAATAGATTGATAAATGTAAGGAGGTAAACCTATGGCTTTATCTTTCGAAGATTCTCTTAAAGCCGCAAAAGCAGAAAGCAAAGCCGCTGCTGCGGTTGCTGCTATGCCTGCCGTAGCAGATAATACCTCTGTTATGACGCTGAATTATGGCATTGCAACAGCCGATGAAGGTGATATGATTGCGGCTTATAGCGGTGTAGAATATGACACCAAATATGAATCTTATTCTAACTTAGTTGATAATAGAGTTTCTACAATTGATGAGAATAAAAACGTAAAACTTTCAGATGGTCAAATCAACTTGACGCAAGAATCTAATTCACAGTACATACCATTTAAAATGCCGAGGTATTATGATGGATATGATTTAAAAGATGCAACGCTATCTGTATATTGGGTGAATGAAATTGGTTCTGGTTCTGCTGCCGCTCCAGTAAATGTATCTTACGATGATGCATATGTCTATTTTGCTTGGCTTGTTGACAGCGGCGTTACCAGATATGCTGGCAAGGTTAAATTCGAAATTCAGGCAAGAGGGTATATCACTTCGGATTCTGGCATGTCATCCTCATATGTTTGGAAGAGTCGTTCTGGTGAAATCGATGTGCTTCAGGCGTTGGAGTATGATGAGATTATTGAACCAGATGAAGGTTGGCAAACAGACTTCTTTAACGAAGCAAATAAGATTTTAAGCTCGGCACAGACAGCATCAAACAATGCACTGCTTTATGCTTCGCAAGCTGCAACTGCCGCAAGTGATGCAAGCGCAGCTCTTACCAAGGTTGACGCGGCTATCGATGATGCAGTCAAAGTTCTCGAAGGTGAAATTGACACTATTGTAACTAAAAAAGTTGCTGAAGGCATGGGTGAATATGCAAAGAGCGAAGATGTTGAAAGCACTTTGGTTGATTATGCCAAGCTAACAGACCTGCCAGTTAACGTAAGCGAACTGGAAAACGATGCTGATTATGCTACGGAATCTTATGTTGATGATGCAATTGCCAATGCCGATTTGGAAAAGTATGCAACTGTTGAATATGTTGGAACTATTCCAGAAGCAGATGAGGATGGCAATCTTATTGAAGTTGTAAATGTGATTGATTATATTGATTACAAGGTTGATTCTGTTGATGTATCTGAGCAGCTTGATGGGTATGCGAATAAAGAATATGTTGCTGAAGCTATTGCCGATGCAGATATTTCTAGCAAGCTAAATGATTACTATACTAAATCAGAAACATATTCTAAATCAGAAGTTGACACTGCCCTTGGTAATGTCAAGGTTGATATTACTGGATATGCAACAGAAACATATGTCGATAATAAGGTTGGAGCGCTCTCTTCTTCTGTTTCTACTAATACTTCTAGCATTACCTCTCTTAACACTGCCGTTGCAACTATTAATCAGGAGCTTGCTGGAATCGATAAGTCTCCTCGTATTACATACGATGCAACATATGGAGATATTGAACTAGACGATGGCAGTACAGCAGAATACATGTTTACCCTTTGGAAGACGGAAAATGGAGTCAGAGAAGTTCAAGACAGATTCCAAATTGCTGGTGGTGGCGGTGGTGGCGGCAGCGTAGTGTT